AAACAGCGGCCTCAATACCCCCATTAACCGCCGCAGTCAAGCCTTCTTCGCTTTCCTCTGGCGGATTAGCCAATTCAGCTTCTAGCGCCTTTATGCCCGCGTCCAAACCCGGATAAAGCCCGCTCTCTGACATGGCCATCGCGGTTGCCTTAAGCATCGGCTCGCTTGGCATACCGGCATCAATCGCAAGCTTGGCAGCGGTTACAACCTTGGTCACGAGATCGGCGCGCTTGGCTTCGCTTTCCTCTTCAAGCGGCCCGAACGTCCACCACACATCGGCAGGCTTATCGCCTAGCGCACTGCGCACTAGCACTTCGTCGAGGCGGTCTAGCGCGGGCGTTAGCCTTTCCTCTCGCATCGTGTCGATTGTGCGATACCAATTCTCTTTATCGCCATCGCCGCTCGCGTTCATGCCGTCCGGCGACTTGCCCATAAGCACGGTCGCGGGCATGTTCGCCGCACCCGCCACAATCGAGATATAGGTTAGCAGTACGTCCTTAAACCCGGTAAAGTTAATCTGCCGGGTTTCCCATGTATCTTCCGCGTCCTTGATGACCGCATTGTAAAGCGACTTCGCACGATTGGACGCACTAAAGCGATCGATTAGCTGTTGTTCATATTCCGGGCTTGCCATGCTCATCGTGAAATCGGCAATGCCGTACACGTCCACCTTGGCTTCGTTAATCAGCGCCGCAAAGCCATTCTGTGCGGTATCCGCATTAACGATTGCGTCCATCACTGCATCGAGTATACTATCGCCCCAAAAGTGCGATTGTTCATCGACATGACGACGCGGCACGTAAACCCCCTTGAATGGGATCACGCGCGAGGGGTGCAGCCGAACGAACGTCGATGGCCCCATGACTTCGTAATATCGAGGCTGTCCGTAATAGGGGGACATCGGGTCCTTATCAATCGGCCCCACGTTGATTTCATCGCGGTGCATGACGTGCATATACATCAAGTCGCCCGATCGCACGCGCGTGACGTCGAGGGGCTGTTCCGGCGTGCCCTGCCTTACCCCCATGACAATCACACCGCCGCCCATGTTGCCCAGTCGCAACGCCTCTTGCAATTTAGGCCATACGCCTAGCTGCTTTTCCAGCTTTTCCAGCGGCTCGATATCGGCGGTCTCTGCCTGCCAGTCGCGAACAGGCCGCACCATCTCGGACGCGGGCAAATCGATAATCTTGCGCGCCAACCAGCTAGACCGATAGCACGCTTCGATCTGTTGGCTTGATAGCGCGTTGTGGAAATAATAAGAGCCGCCGCGCTTATCGACGCTGCTACCCATGCCGCTAAGGACGTTGCCGATGCCGTCGAGTGTTCTCATAACCGACAGGCTAGCAGCACAATCGGCATGGGGCTAGGGCGTGCTTAATCGTCGTCCTTTAGCAGTGTCGCCAGAATGGCAACAGCAAAAGACGCGACGACTGTGATGGCGACAATCGCGCCAACCGTTAAGGCGATGTATGTCATGCTTCACCTGTGCGGGCTAGGATGGCGCGGGCGCGCTCAATCGGGCAGTCCGGATCTGGGTAATGCTCGCGATCAACGTGCATGTCCACAATTTGCAAAAGGCAATCCAAAGACTCCACAATCGGCGCAATCGCGGCGTCTGCTGCTGCGATCTCGTCGGCAGATGCTTTTAATCGTTGTCCGAACCATGCTTCAATCACCGCCTCAGCGATCTCCTTACCGAGCGCACTCATTGTCCAGTTGCCTTGGCGATAGCGGCGCGGGCGACGCGCGAAGCGACGTTCGGGCGATCTGCCCCGAAATAATCATCATGCTGATTGAGCATTGCACGAAGCGCCTCAAGCAAATCAGGCGCGGCGGCAAACAAATGTGCATTGTCTAAATCGGCACCATGCGCCGCATACATGCGCGCGACCGGCGTAATGCCGTCCGATGTACGGATCACGATACTCCGATCATCTGCAAAAACACCATAAGGCCCCGGCGTATGTCCATTCCCTACCATTTAAATGCTCCCATATTGTAACCACCGCCACCGCAAGGATGATAAGCCATCATCACGGGGTCAGCTAAGTTTGGACTTTTAGCGCCGTCCGGCTGTTTGTCAATCATTGTTTTGCCTAGCGCGCTCGCTTTATGCTCCACTTGCGCCAATTCGTCGCAAAGCTGGCGCAAGTGCGGTAGCTTGGGATCGATGCTGATAAGCATATCGGGATCATATTCCCGCCCGTTCGCGGCCTTGTAGGCGTTCTCAAAACGACGCCTAAGCGCAAACCACCCTTGCGCCTTTAGATTGGCGTACTGGTCCTTATTTTTCGGGCTTTTCGGATTGCGCGGCTCAATTGGCTTATCGGGATCAAGCGGTGATGCCCCGGCTATCCACGGGATTAGCGCCATGCCCTTAGGACGCTCGCCAGTGCGCCCCAGACGTGCCCATTCGCCAGTGACGCCCTCGCCTACCCCGATGCTGTCATAGTACCCCTCTAGCACGCCCCATCGCCGCATGTTATCGATCGCGCGGGCAGTGGTTAGCGCCGTATCTTGCCCATTCCACTTGTCGAGATGCTGCAATTCAATGCCATGCCGGATAGCCTGTCCGTTTTCATCGCCACCCTCTTCACCGCCCGCAACGTCAAGGGCAGAATAACGCTTTCCACTAATGTCAAGTCCTAGTTTTTGCGCAAGGCCGATTGCCGCGTCAATCCATATCGACGGGATAACCACCTTGCTGCCCGCGCTTTCATACGCGCCTAGCCAAACGTGCGCGTATTCGTCCGGGTCCATTTCAAGCGCAGCTTGCGCCTCATCAAGCATCACATTTGGACAAAACGGATTGTCAAGATAATTCGCATGAACCAATACCGCGCGGGTTTCATCATTCCATGGGATTAGCCGCTCAACAGGATCGTTGCGCCGCCTAGGGTTCCACGAAAGGTATAGCGATGAATTATCGGCGCGGATTGTCGGGATTAGCAGCTTAATCGACCGCTCGCTAAGACTAGACGCCTCTTCTGCCCATGCAATGTCAATATCCTCAAAGCCCTTGGCAGTTTCCGCATTGTGGGCCTGCATACCAATAAAGGAAAAACTGCCACCCCCCGGCCCGCGTATCTCGGTTTGCAGCACTTCGAACATATCGCCCAGCCCCATTGACTGGATTTTATCCTCGATTAGCTTCTTTGCGCTTTCCTTTAGGCTCTTTTGTATCTCGCGAACGCAAAGCACGCGCAATCCGGGACGAGCCACCGCTTCCTCGACCAACCGCTCTGCAAAAAAGTGAGACTTACCCGATGCACGTCCGCCCTTACAGCCGTAATAGCGAAGGCCGGGCTTAAGTAGCGGTTGGAATACGCGCGGCGTCTCGATGCGTAGGACCGTCAAGCATCCGCCTTGGCTTTCGCCTCTGCCCGGTCAATGATCACGCGCTCAATGCGCTCAATGGTGCGGTCAGCCGTATCGGCATCGGTCGCAGCAGCAACAGCCGGTTGCCCGAATGCCCGATTAAGCAGATGGTTCGCAGCCGATACCCTAGCGGCGTGCGGCGCTTCGTCATCCATCGCCACGCGCGCCAGCACGTTCACCATTTCTTCACCATACGGCAAGGCAATCTCGCGCAAGGTCTTTGCGCGCTCCATCACCTTGGTAATCTCCATTTTAGGCCTACCGCGCCCACGCGCGGGCACCGCGTCCGGCACTGGCTTGCGCGGCCTTCCCCTTCCCCGTTTCGGCTTCTCGTTTTCTTCCAACCTAAAATTGCCTAAAAATTGAGCAGTGCCTAAAAATTAGGCAGTTGCCTCACCATCAATAACCCACTGATCAACGCCCTCGGACAGGGCTAGACGTTTCATCATATCCGCCTCAACATACCAGCTATCCATGCCTTTTGCTAGGGCACGATCCAGCACCTCGGCACCCGTTAGCGATGCAGTGCCTACGAAATAACGTCCGTCATCGCGCTTGCCTACGCGCCAGCCGCCGTTAGCGCGCTCGCGTAGATACTGACAAGCCGCGTGCAAATCTTCCGGGTCAACATCGGGGCCGGTCTCGACTGCGACCGGCTTGGGCTTGGTTTTTAGCCCCGCCTTCACATACGCCTTGCGGGCAGCGCGCAATTCAGCCTTACCCTCTTCCTCAACCCATCGGTCAACCGTTTTCCAATGCGCCCGATAATGCGCCTCGCAGCCCGGCTTGCCAACCTCAATATAGGTGGAACGGAAATCGGACGGCTTGGCGCGGAAATGTTTAGCTATCATGCCATGCGATTATGCTTGACATTTGCTGAATTGTCAAATCCCCCTAAGAAACCCGAACGGCGTAAACCAGTTTTGCTTCGTTGTCTCGCCTTACGGAAAAGCGCTTAGTCTGGCCTTTGCGCACGCGCAAGGATTGCGTGATGCTATGCACTGCGTTAACGCATTCGTCCATATTTGAGCATCCGAAGTCGGAAAACTCGAAAGCGACACATTCATCGATTTCTAAGTTCATCAGCGATGAATAAAAAGCGGCGTAGCGTCCGCCGGTTTGCGCGGTTGCCGATATATGGCTTGGCAGCTTTTTCAGTTTACGCATTGTTACCTCCGATAGTAGCGAGGGCGTTGCGGTCGGCTTCTAACTCGGTGGTCATTTTGTCGACGAGCCACCGGGGAGTTTTCGAGTGAGTAAGTAGAAAGTTCATGTTAGTGACTTGTCGCCGCAAAGCCTCTCTCGCAATTTCCAGCAAGGCATCGTGAAACCGCTCAATCTCTGCCCGCTGTTCAATGATGGCTGGCACGTTGTCGATGACCAAGCGCAGATCGCCTAGACTTATCGTGGTGCAATCTTCGTCGGTGACAGGGCCACCGAATGACGGTTTGCTCGCATAGGCAGCGTCGATTTTTGATTGCAGCCGTGCCAGCAGATCGGCCAACGCATCTAATTCCACCTTGTCCATATTCCCATTCTCCATTCCCATAACCACCCCATGCCCAATCGCCCGCAAGCTGTCAACCCCTTTTCTCACTAAACTCACTTTTCTCACTTTTTACTTATATACTATCTAGGGTATATATATATATATATATATATTATAGTAATATAGTAATAAGTGAGTTAAGTAAATTTATGCAGTAAAATCAGTGGGTTGCGAGACATTCTTACTAAGTAAAAAGGTATGTGTTAAGTATGTAAAAACACCTGCCCTAGCCCGTCCGCACGATTGCCCATCCCTTCGCCAGCCATTGCCGGGTTGCCTCTATCCCCTCGCTTGTGACGGGCATAGCATGGTAGCGCCGTCCCGAAAGGTACCATCGGATACGCCGAACGCCTCGGTCGTGCGTCACGATGCGGGCGCTGCGCTTGCCCTTTGGCACCGTAAACAGCCCGTCCAGATCAGCTTGAGTGATTGCGTTCATGGTCTTGTTCCCTTGGTTGGTTTGGTTAGAAAAGCATATGCCATTTTCTAACAGCGCGCAACAAAAAACCCGCCCTTTTGACGGGGCGGGCTTGATGGTGGGCTGGTAAAATCTTACGTATTTTTAAGCGGACAATCCTTTCAGAAATTCACGAACCGCTTGTCCGCGAAGGGTAGTGATATAACCCATGCCAGCATCGTTACCCCAGCGATATCCAAGCAACCCCCGCTGCACAAGCCCGCGTGGATTTCCTTTGCCAGTCAAAAGATAGGTGCGCTGATCTTGAGTCAGCCCGGCTACGTATTTTTCTATGTTTTCCATAATCTCAACTCCCGCTTGCGTTTCCGTTGCACCCTTCTATGCGCGCCCTTCGCGCCCGTCAAGCATTATTTTCAACCACCCGAAAAATAAATTTAGGACGTCCGCCTGTGCGCTCCATAGCCTCGCTGGCAACGCGCCCTTGGTCAATCAAGTCCTCTATGATCGCTTGGCGCTCTTTGAGCGGGATGGACTGGCACGAGCGGCCTATCTGCGTTGCCGTGGCACCTTCACTACCAGAACGCGCTATAGCGGCCTCCACGCGCTTTAATTTGGCATGGTAATCGCTGTCGGTTAGGTTGTCACCAATCTGTTTATCGAATGTCACAATCGACCGCCACGAAAGCAACTCCCCGAATGCGTAATCCTCGGCGGTTAGCACGGGTGCGTGAGGGTCTCGGTCGATTGCCCGGATAAGCGCCAGCTTGGTTGCGTTCTCCGCTAGGCGGTTGGAAAAGGCGTGGCGCATTGTGTTTGATTGCTTGCGCAATTCAAACTCCTTCACCCGCATATCAAACCATGCCTGTTTGGCGCTGTCATCGGCGTAGGGCACGGTGTAGGGGCGGCACGGCGTCATGGCCCCGTCACCCATCGGGAATACCTTATGACCGCTTGCCAGCGCCGCCTCGCGGATCGTGGCGACATGCTTGACTAGGCTATCGGGCCATATCGAGCGCGTCAGGTCAATCTTTGGGTATGGTTCATCCGCTTCGTCGATTAGCAGCAACATGCGAGGCAAAAAGCCGTCCACAATCGCCGCACTGGTCAGGCTCTCCCAAAACGTCGCGGGGGTGGAAACGCCAAAGATTGTCAGGCAGGGGTGATAAACAATCTTGGTCTCCCGCTCTTTGGTATTTGCGTACATGCCACCGCTAGTCGATCCTTGGCTTTCGCTGTACAGCGATAGCAGGGCGGCGGGCACTTCTCGCATCACGCCGCGCGGATTGGCCATCGCGGTTAGCAGTTTGCCCATTTCATCGATTGGCACAAAGAGCGACGGGCTTTTTTCCAGCGCGCTTCCGATGCCGGTTGCAGATACAATCTTGCCGCCCGCGCATTCGCCTGCGCCCGCGTGTGTCAAAACGTGATTGACCGCCCGCAATGGGAAGTCTTTTCCCGCCCCGGAAGCCATAAGCGCCACGCAATAGATATTCGTCATCACGCCCGTTGGCGAACAATAGCGCCGCCCCGCTGCCGTGGCAAAGCACGTAATCGCGGCCCCCAGCGCCAACTCCATACGCGGGCTAGGCGCATACTCCATGATGGTATCCACCATAGCCTTAAGCCCGGGCGTCAACATAGGATACCATGGGGCAACATCGGCTTCCGGTTTAATAATATCGCTAGAAATACAGCATGACTGTACCTCCATAGGCTTTTCTAAACTAATACCCAATCGCGCCACGGCCTCGCGCGTTTCGTCCGGCACGATCTGGGCATCGGGTTCATCGCCGCGCGCTTGGCTTATCGCTCGCTTGGCGGCACGTGCCGGGTTGGATTGCGCCAGCACATGGGCACTCACAGCGTTATCGGGGTTCAAGAGCAGCCCGGCGATTGTGTCGTCGTCATAGCCGTCGCGGACTAGCTCGCACGCGGCATGGTAGGCATCGGCACTACGGTCAATGCCTTTAGGTCGCTCCACTGATCGGCGGATAGGGTGAAACGGCGTTAGGTGCAGATCATCGCATGTGATTAGCTTGACGTCACTAAATGCGACCTCAAGTCGTTCGCCGCGCCCATTGCCGCCATGCTCCGCAACCGGGAAAAACGCGGCTAGGTCACTAGGTTCATAGACTTGGCCGGTATCCTCCGAAATAAGCCGCGCCATGACAGCCTTGCGCCCGCGCGCCTCTTTAGTCGGGCTGGGGTAATTCACCGCTCCCGGCACCCGCATAAGCCGATCAATGTTAAAGCAGTCATCAGCACTAAACAAGGTGCGGACCTGTTGGTTGATACCCTCGATTGCGGGCAAGTTGGCGCTATCGCCGTCCAATCGCCAGAACGCCTGCAAGCCATTGCCGCTGTCAATCACAAACGAAGGCGGATATTCCAGATTATCAAGCGTCTCGATAGTCGCGGCTTTGGAGAAACCACCATCGCCCTTTGGCGGATCGATATCCACGTGAACGTAGCGCGCCGCCACAATGTCCGATTTAGCGGGCTTGCGGTTAAATCCATCGCGAACACGATTGACGGTCCAATAGATATTATAGCCCGTTGGATTGAGCGCCTGTGCCCATTCCACGGCTTGGTCAACGTGAGTGCCGAAAAACGCAACTTGCACATCAGGGCGCGACTTGTGCAGCGCCACTAAATGCACCTGATCCAGCCCGCGCAAAAAAGCGGCCATGCCGTCTGCATCGAACGGCATGGCCGATGGTAGTTTAGCCATTTATTCAGTTACCTTGCGCATTTGATTTTCGGCCCACTTGCCTTGCTCGTCATAGTCAAACGTTTTTTTGAAGAGGGTCCCGGACGGACCGTGGCGCATAACAATGCCCTCGGGTTCCATAAATCCCGGCGCGAAACGTGAGCCATTGATTTTTAGGTCTTCCATAATCCGCGCAAAATCGGTGCCCGGCTCGCCCATGTAGCCGTCCGCCAGAACTGGCACCGTACGAACGCGATTGGGCAAATTAACGCCAGACCATCGCGCCGCATTAAACAATGCGAACACCTTTTCGTCAAGTCCATACCCGCGTTTATTGACGCCTTTACCAACCCACTCGCCAAAATGATGGCCCGCGCCGAGCGTCGCCGCTAGATGCTCAGCATTGTCTTTTACAAACTGGGCAAACCCATAATTATCCGTCGCCTTGCCCGGCGTAATGATCTTTGATCGACTTTGCGCCATCACCGCAAACACGCCGCCAGAATTCCCAAGGTCCACAACATCAATATGATTGGCAGGGGGAATGCGCCAACAAGTTGCTTCGCCAAGCACATTGGTATCGGCCTGCCAATCGTCAAATGGAACAACAATAACGCAAGCGTTAGTCCCGTCAAGTTTTTCGGTGACTGTCCAGCCATGCGAAAAGCGCGTCAAACTAGAAAACTTCTGAAACATTCAATCCTCCCATTTCCAATAAATCGACTTAAACTTCTCACCCCTCACCATTTTCCGGGCGACTGCGCAACATATCCTGACAATGCAACCGAAACAACGGCGCGTCATCCCAATCGCCGCGCAACAACGCCTTGCCTGATATGCTAACTGGATCGATCCCCAGCTTTTCGAGATAGGAAACCCGCATTTCCTGCGTGATGTCAAGCATTGGTTTCTCCCATGCCTAGCAGTGCAAGCAGGGCATCCGCGTTGCCCGGAATATCCGGCTTAGCGCTTGCTTTGATCGAATTGTCAATATCGATGTTGGCAATCGCTTCAATCGCCGCGTCAACCGAAAAATCGCCAGCCGCCCCGAGGTTGGCAGGCTCGCCATATTGACCTCCGATAGCCTTTGACACGTCATCCCACGATGCGAGCAACACCTTATGGCACGCTAGCGCAATGCGCAACATATCACCCTTGCCGATGGTGTAACCGCGCGCCTGATATTTCAAAACGCGCGTAATCGTGCCGAATGGGTATCGAGTGCCCGCGTGAAAAGAAAGATATCGCTGACTGGCATGTTTCAAAAAGTCATCATGAAAAACAAATTCGTTAGCATCCAGATCGAAAGCCGCCATGTTGCATGTAAAGTCGAAAGCGTCAAAAACATGGGCCGCAGTTTCGAAAAAGTCAAAGTGCATTAATTGAACAATGCATTCGCGATTGGCAAACGTAACCGCGCGGTCGCTGTAATGAACGCACCACATACCATCGTCATACGCAATTTCAACCGCCTCGCGAAACGCTTCTTTGTTCTTAAAATAGTAATCGACGTCATGAATGGGCTGCCCGGTAAACGCGCTTGTCAGCGCCCCGCCCGCGATAAACGCACCGGCGCACGAAAGTGATAGCCAGCCTGCATAATCGACTGCAATTCTTTTTTGTGCTGCATTTTCTTTTCTCCTGAATTGTCAAGCATTATTCACCCTCCACTTCTTTTGTAAATCGGCAATCCCGCGCCGCAAGGCATCGCTTGCCGCCTGATGACTGACGCCGCGCAATGCTGCTATCTCGGTAGTGGTATAGCCGCCTAGAAAGTAAAGCGCAATGGCATCGCGACGCTTGGGCGATAGCGCCGCTACATCGCCCATAAGCTGTGCGCCGGTTGCAATGCCGTGTTGTTTTGCTGGCAAGGCAATATGTTCCGCCTCCGCCATATCGACAAACGAAACGCCGCGCCCCGCCTTGATCCTGCGAATGTTCCGCGCAGCCCATGCCACGCGCCCCAATATCCGCGCAAGCCATGCCCATAGCGGCCTATCCGTATCGAAGTCTTTCGCCTCGTCGGTGTCGGTCGTGTATCGCATTGCGCGCCTTTGCAGATTGGCGGAATACATTCGATAAGCCGTCTCGAAGTCAATAGGGGATGTCATGAATTGTCACATCTTTTGCAAAGGCATCAGCTACGCCATCGCTGATTTCACTAAACGCCCATGCCATATATTCCAGCACATCGGCATAATCGGGCTTTGCATCAAAAAACGCTTGCACGTCCACAACGTGCGGCCCGATCACCTTTTCGATCACTTCCAATTCGGTTTGCAGTAGTTTCATGTCACCCTTTCGCGCGGCAATCGCCCGCATACATCGCATAGAACAAGCCGGGATAACCGGCCCGCGCCTAACCGGATCACTCCAGCCAAAGCCGCGCGCCAGTCGTCCGCAGTGGCATTTCACTCAATACGCCTTCCCGCCAGCGGCCAATCTGTTCTCAATCTTGTGATCGGCGCGCGTTGCATTGAACGCCCGCTTTTCTGCAATCGCGCCGCCAAGGTCCAGCCCTAGCCAACCCGCAATATCGAAAATGCGAATGCACGCATCGGCAAGCTCAACTTCAAGCATGGCGCGGTGCGGCAATTTGTCATCAGGAAGGCCCTTGCGGTGCCCTTCCATCGCCTCGCTAATCTCGCTATGCACAAGGCAAAGCAATTCGCCCATGTTGCGGTCCAGCGGCTCGCCAGTGTGGATATTATGCCACCATCCCGCCGCCACGTTGTCGCTGTGAATTGACCCGCATAAATCGTTGATTGTTGCACTGTAATGCATTACGCCGCTTTCCTTTCGCTGTCTAAATCATATCCGATAATCTGCGGATATTTACCAACCCGCAATATCTTGATCCTGCTTGGCTTACGCAATTCGTTGGCACGTGTCAACGCCAAATCGGTGCTGGCGGGTACCGGATTAGGCCCGCGTGCAATCCACCACGCTTCAGCCTTTCGCCTAGCGCCGCCCTCGTGCGACAGGCATACCCATTCGGCATAGCTGTTTAGGCCGCACTGATATGTTACCTTCATGCTATCGGGCTTGCCGGGCTTCGTGTGGCGCGCGTAGTTGACGCCTTTGACCGCAATCCACTCGGGTTCAATCTGGGCGCTAAGGATTGCCCCGCGCCCCGCCACAGCCTCGAATTTAGGCGCTGGCGGCGGGAACAGATAACCGCAATCCAAACACTCCCGCGCGCTCGCATGAACCTTGCTTTCGCATTCCGGGCAAGTCTTTACCGGAGCGTCGCCAGTGTCTCCCTTTTTGCCTTTCGGCTTAGGCTTGATCAGGTCGATCGGTCCATGTTCGTCGACGTTGCGCGCGAAATCGAGAACGATACCCACGCTCTTGCCGGGCGCGAGCCGCATTAGCCGCCCTATCTTTTGGACGTGCAATGCGGGCGATTTAGTCGGGGCCATATCGCCAATCATGCGCAATTCGGGAATGTCAATGCCCGTTGTCAGCGTGCCGCAATTCGATAGGTAATCCAGCTTTCCGGCGCGCATGTCGTTAATCCATGCATCGCGCTGCGTTTCGTCGGTATCGCCGTCGATCACTTCGCACGTATAGCCGCGCTCGCGTATTTCATCGCGGATATGATATGCGTGCTTTACGCCTGTTGCGAACACCAGCCCCGGCCTTGCGTCGAGATTAACGATCTCGGTGACGCACGCCCGCGTAATCTCGTCCCGGTCAACCGCGTCCTGCAATTCCGATGCAGTAAACTCCCCGCCCCGCGTGCCCACGCTGGAAACGTCAAGTTCATCATGCGTTCGCTTGGTGCTAACCGGGCAAAGGAATCCGCCTTCAAGCAATTCGGGAATTGTGGTTTCATGGCAACAATCCGTAAACAGGCTATCCGCCTGCCCGTATAGCATCCCGCTATCGAGCCGCCACGGGGTGGCGGTCAGCCCAATTATCTTGACGTGCGGATTGATCGCCCGCACGTCCGCTAGAAACTTTCGGTATCGCGTGGTATCCTTTGGCGACACAAGGTGCGCCTCATCAATAAGAATTACATCGACCCGCTGCAACGCATATGCTCGCTTCCATACCGATTGAATGCCAGCGAACAGAATTTGCGCCTTCGCGTTTTTCCTGCCCACGCTTGCCGAATAGAAATCGCACGGCGCTTCCGGCCATACCGCTAACAGCTTCTCGCAATTCTGCTTCAGCAGCTTGGCAACGTGCGTTAGCACTAAAACCCGCGTGCCATCGTATCCTTCGCAACACTCACGAATGAACGTAGCCAGAATAACGGATTTGCCCGCCGCCGTTGGCAGTATCGCCACTGGATCGCCGCCATGGCTTTCGAAATAGCCAAATATGTCGTCAACGGCTTTTCGTTGATATGGTCGCAGGATCATTTGACTGGCGGCTTTGGCAGTGGCATCCAATGGGTTGCCTCCACAAAAGGCCCTCGCCATGTTGATGCGGTCGCGCACCATGAACCATCTAATGCGTCCCAATACCCAGACAAAGGACCAATAAACTCGCCAAGCTCTTCAATCGCGTCCTGCTTGCCGTAAAGCAGCAAATGCGTGCCATCCTTCGGCGCGGTTTCAATCGATTGCCATTCCATAATCCCTAAACTCCCTTCCATTCGCCAATTCATATACAATCGCACCATCGATCACGTCGCGCTGCATCCCGTTAATCATATCCGGCAAGAACCTATGATGCTCGCAAACCGTGCCGAACGCAAGCCCTTTTTCGCATCGCCAGTCGGCATCGCCAACAGGTAGCGCGGTAGCGTGGACGCAGTTTCGGCATGATCGTTCGGGCATGGTATCGCCGTGGCATAGCCCGTGGTAATCGCACCACTTGCACGCAAAGCTAGTCGCTTCGCCAATCCGCCCCGGCGCGCTTTCGCTAAATATAATCCGCTCCGCCTTCGCCTTTAGCCTCAAGGCGGCAAGCGGATCATACTCGGTGCGAACGGCAAGCCACTCGCGCCCGCCCGGAGTGGTCGCAACCAGCCAATGCCGATCAACGCCCTCGCAATCCATATACATCTGCGCTTGGCCGTAATAGGTCACGTTCCACGATTGCAGTGCGTTCTTTTCGCCCAAATTGGAAATATGCTTTTCCAGATCGGATAGCTTGGCGGTGCATTTCACCTCGCCAACATGCCACGCCTTCGGAGCTTGCAATAGCCCTTGCGCCATAAAGTCATAATGCCCAGCAAAGTGCCCGCCTAGCAGCTTCGCGCCAAGCTGGCGTCCATCGCCGCCACGGTCGACGATTGCCAGCCCGTCAACCCGGCGAAGCCTTGCGATTACTAAATCCTCGGTGCGATGGCCGTCCTCGAACCGCTTGAGCGTGGGTGCGTCAAACGTGACGGTCAAAGCGTGCCGGAAGCTGTACCATAGCTTGCGCTCGCATGGTTCGCCAATGCTCGACATGCCGAGATATTTGCGCTTGTAGCGGTCCTGCGTTGCCACCATCGCCATATCGGCAGCGGCAAGCGTCGGATCGACGGCGTTAGGCAGTTTGGGCATTAGTTGGCCTTAACCAGTTTACCGCTCTTAGCGGCATACCAAACATTAGCATCAATGCCATCGCATCCCACAATGCCCGACGCAACCGAGATAATGCTATGGTCTTGCGCATTGCGCTCAACTGCAAACAATGCATTGCCATCGGCCCCCATGACTTTTCCGGCATATCCGCAAGCCATAGCCGCGCCATAATCGCCCGTGCTGGACGCCGCGCCATAATCGCCCGTGCTGGACGCCGCGCCTTGACGGCCCGTGCTGGACGCCGCGCCTTGATAACCCGTGCTGGACGCCGCGCCTTGATAACCCGTGCTGGACGCCGCGCCTTGATAACCCGTGCTGGACGCCGCGCCTTGACGGCCCGTGCTGGACGCCGCGCCTTGACGGCCCGTGCTGGACGCCGCGCCTTGATAACCCGTGCTGGACGCCGCGCCTTGATAACCCGTGCTGGACCCGCGCCACAATCGCCCGTGCTGGACGCCGCGCCATAATCGCCCGTGCTGGACGCCGCGCCATAATCGCCCGTGATGGACGCCGCGCCTTGACGGCCCGTGCTGGACGCCGCGCCTTGATAACCCGTGCTGGACGCCGCGCCATAATCGCCCGTCACGTGACTTTCATCTGATTTTATTGCGCGCGACCACACATAATCCCATGCGCGCTTTACGAGATCGCCGATTGAGATTTCAACGTCAATTGTGATTTTGCCGGATGCGATTTTTAGGCAATCATCCGAATGCGTACCCCCGGATTGCGTGACAAGGCAAAAGCGCGAACCCGCTGGCGCATAATACTTAAAAACTTCAAACGGATGCGCGTCCGTAGTGCAAGCGTGAAACCCTCTGTTGCACGCCTTAACAGTGCCCGCGTGTTCATATGTCTTACCAATCTCGAATTGATAACCACGGCAAGCAAGGTTGCCATCAAAACCTTTGATCGAAACAATTGACTTTTCCACTTTCATTCTCCCATTTCAAAAAACAACGGGGCCAGATTGCTCCAGCCCATCCATAGTGTCAAGTAAAAAAAGTGATTAGCCGTCGATTTTATCGTGCTGCGACAGCTTGAAGAACGGCACTACGTCGCCACCATCGCCATATCAGCGGCGGCAAGCGTCGGATCGACGGGGTTAGGCAGTTTGGGCATTAGCCATCAAACCCGAAAACCACACGATCCGCGCCGATACGCTGCAATTCTGCAAGGTCATTGAAAAAGTCATCGCCTAAAAATTTTCGGATTGCCGTTCGAACGCCGCTTCGCACGTCATCAAAAATAACGTCGTAATCAAACGCCAGTAATTCTGCAACCGATAACCACGAATACGAATGATCGCCAATGTCTGTGTATTGGTTAAGTCTATCCCGATCGCGCATGTATTGCCTAAGATCGTCAGGAATGCCTCGCGGCTCGCTAATCTGCGGCACTTCCGAATAATTGCGCACATCGGCCAAAAAGCCGAAAACACCGTAATTGCGCCAGCCGAAGGGCCTTCCTTCATCATGTGTATATTCGCAATTGGGATTGTTTGTTTTGCCATCCGCCCAAACGCCGTCAATCGGCTCGCCATTGCCATCAATTGCAAAACTGTGAATGTCGCAACCCATTTCGTACCTCCCTAAAAAACAACGGGGCCAGATTGCTCCAGCCCCGCCATAGTGTCAAGCGAGAAAGCGATTAGCCGTCGATTTTATCGTACTCGGACAGCTTAAAGAACGGGATCACGTCGCCCGCCTCGCTATACCACTTGCCGTCCGGTCCTTTTGCGGCCTTTGGCTTACCGCCACTGGAAGCCGTAGCGGCTCCGCCAGTGCCCGCATTGCCCGATGCCGCAGCGCGCGGTGCCTCGCCGCCCGATACCGGCTTAAACGCGCTGATACCGTTGTTATCGGGGTAATCGTTTGTGCCTTTCTGCACCTTTACAACGCACTTGACCGGCTTGAACAGATAGTTGTCGGTATCATCCGCGCCAGTCGTGAGGCCGATTGCAGCCGCAAACTGGTTGTTATGCTTGCGCCCGATATCCGCCGGGTCCGCTTTGCCCGTCTGGACGTATCCGGGCGGGTTGGCGATGTTGACGTTATCCCAAAGCTTGCGCCCCGCTAGCGGCCCGTCGAGCACGATAAACTCCCAAACGGCCATCTGACCGCCCTTCTTTGTATCGCGGATTTCGCAGTTAATCGCCTGCATCGTGTAATCGCCGGGAGCGAGCAAGGGAAAATCGCCGCCCTTTTCCGGCAAGTCGGTGGGGTCCGCATCATAGCCAAGTTTCGCCATTACTTCTTTACTCCTTCGTTGTTATCAAAAAATCCTTCGGGGAACGCAGCGGCATAAACTGACCAATCAAACGGCCTTGCCATCGGCACCTTGGCGGGCAAGTCATGCCGGTTCTTTGCATCGAATGCGGGCCGCTTTTCAGCGTACAGCGTGCGATTGCCGCCACCCTTGCCGATCGTGCGCTTTTGAGTGCCGTCCTTAATCTCTGATGCCACGGCTTCGAAATTGGCGAACAGGATCAAGTCCGCCTTTTCCTGCATTACCGCATTCGCCCGCTTGTGCAGCTTCATTTCATAGCGGTCGTATGATTGCCCTTCGGGGTCGTTAAACGTCTTGACGATGCTATGGGCAGTCATGGCAACCGCAATGTCACAATCGCGGGTGGCGCTGTTGATGTAATCCAGAAACTCATTCCAGACTTCATCGGCGGCGATATAGCCCTTGCCGTATCCGGCATCCTCAATTGTTTTCCAGCCATTGCGCTGTGCCGTTTCCGCCCATACCAGCGGCTCGATATGATCGAGACTATCGATAATAATCGTGCGGAACTCGCCCGCTTCCACCGCCGCCCCGAAAGCGTCCTTCACGTCCTGAAACGTCGTGGCAAGCGGAAAGTGCGGAATATCGTTAAGCCCAAGCCCACCTTCCGCGTCGATCAAAACCGGCTTGGGCAGCGATGCAAGCAACGTCGTTTTGCCGACACCTGGCGGGCCATGCACGATAATGCGCGGCGGCTTTCTGTCCGTTTTGCGGATCAGGCTGTTAATTGAAATTGCCATTAGTCGTCACCCCCTTCGTCGGATGCGGGCATGGAAAGCCAACCCATTGGCTCGTCGATCACAATTTCGATATCATCTTCATCCGGGTCCATCATGATAAACCATCCCACGCCGTCCATCCAGTGGGCGCAGTGAAGTTGCCCGTCGTCGTTGTCATGAATAATAATCCGCGTACCATCGCGCGGTGCGGTTTCCATTGATTGCATTTAACCTTCCTTTCTAACAATAGTAATCTTGGGCTTGCCCACGCCTTCGGTTCGCGCTTCTTTGAGCTTCGCCCGAATGCGTTCCGGCGCGGCCTTATATCGGCTTTCGGCAATCTTGGGCACGAAGTCAATCCATTCCAGCAATTCGTCGATTGCCGCCATATCGTTCAGTGCATCGGTATCCCAATCCACCTTTTTAGGCGTCACTACGTCAATCTGAAATGCGCCCTCGGTTACGTGCCGCGTGCCGGGGCCATTAGACTTGCCATAACGCTGCTCAAGCGCCGCGTCAAGCACGCCTTTAATGCGCTTGGTTCGCGCTTCCAGCGCCGCGCATTCATCTTGTAGCGTCGCCAGAACGGAAATCGGAAGCGCCGATACGTCCGCAACGCTGGCGTCGTGTAGATCAGCTAGATGCATTGTCAGTCCCTTTCTTGTGCGCCAATGTAAATCATAACAAACAATGCCGCAAAAAACGCATTTGCCGAAACAGTAGCGCCAATCAAAAGATTGATAATGCCCAATACCCAGCAAATCCAGAAAACAAAGTTTCTTCTAATCATTTCAATCTCCTATTGTCACAATAACCTTGCCGGGCTTTTCCGGCTTGCCGAACCTGATAGTCGGCAAGAAACGCTTATCGTTTACGTCGAG